ATACTAATTTAAAAGTATACTTTATGATAACAAATTGTCATTTCAAGATATGTATAACTTTTTGATGTACTTAAAATATCCAGTTAATATTGCTGGTATTTTTCATCCTATAGTACCGAATTTCATCAAAATTATATTGTGGTGCATAATAACCAACATTAGTTTGCGCCTCTTGAAAACAAATTAAGTTAAGTAACCACTTTCTAAATCACTAACTAGTTTTCTAAATTTTTCTAAATAACCATCTAATTGTAAAATTGGTTTGACCAGATTCTTTTTACGATTTTCTAGTTCTACATCTGATACATTTAGATTAATTCTATTTTCATTCAAATCGATGGAAATAATATCACCATTTTCAATTAACGCAGTCACGCTTCCTTCTTTGTATGCATCTGGTAAATGTGCTACTAAAACCCCACTGGAACCTCCAGAAAATCTACCATCAGTTGCAAATGGTGGAATTTCATTACTTAACCCATATACATTAAAATATCCAACTAATGCACTCGTAGGGGTCAACATTTCAGGGCATCCAATTGATTCGCCTTGATATCTTAGAACAACAAAATTATCTATAGTAATTTTACCTGCTTCTAATGCTGATAGCATTTCTTCTTCTGTATTAAAAACAATCGCTTTACCACTAAAATATTTATTTTCAGAATATATCTTGGAAACAGAACCTTGTGGAGCCATATTTCCAGATAGAATGTTAATATGACTAGATTGTTTAAAAGGTCTTTCAAAAGGGAAAATGACACCGCTGGCAAAATCGATATTTCGATAACTATTAGTATTTTCTCTTAACGTTTTACCAGTAATTGTTAAACAGTTACCATCTAGAATACCGTAATCAATAAGATATTTAATTAATATAGATGTACCACCAATACGATTTAGATCATCCATTACATTAGTTCCATGAGGTTTCATGTTAGTTAACACTGGTAAATGTTCAAATTCCTTAAAATCATCCACGGTAAGCTTAACTCCAGCCGTTTTAGCAATAGCTAAAAGATGAATGACACCATTTGTTGAACCACCAATTAAAGTTAAAAATTTGACCGCATTTAGAAAAGATTCACGGGTCATAATATCTAATGGTTTAATATCTTTTTCTAATAGATTCATAATAGTTTGCCCTGAATTAATTAACTCAACTTTTTTCTCTGAACTAGCACTCATATTGGATGAACCATTTGGTAACATTAAACCCATTACCTCTAATAAACAGGCCATAGTATTTGCTGTGTAAAATCCAGAACAAGCACCGCAATCCATATGACAAGAATTTTCTACAATAATCTGTCTTTCTTTATCAGTAATATCTCCTTTAATAAATTGTCCATATGATTCAAAAGATGAAACAATATCTAATTTCTTATTTTCTCCATTTATATTATAATTTGATGGTTTCATAGACCCACCATAAATTATAAATCCTGGTCGATTAAGACGAGCTAGAGCCATTGCAGACGCAGGTAGATTTTTATCACATCCTGGTATACAAATTAATCCATCATAATGTTGACCTCTAACTATCGATTCCATTGAATCAGTAATTAGTTCCCGTGAAGGCAATGAATATCTCATTCCTGTTGTCCCCATAGACATGCCATCAGATACACCGATCGTATTAAAAATAAGTGGCAATAAATTCTTCTGACCTAGACTATTAGAAACTTGTCTAGCTAGACCATCTAATTTAGAATTGCATGGATTTCAAACCAGACAGTACCTATACCAATTTGAGGTTTGTTCATATCTTCTTTAGTCAATCCCAACGCATATAACATAGATTGCGCTGCACCATTTTTCTTAGGTTGAGTTATTACTCGAGAAAATTTATTAAGATTCGTTGACATTCTTCGTACTTGCATTAACCTCTGAATTATACTATTAGTACTATATTATTCATTTTTTTTATTATTTTGAAAAAAATTAACAGTTACTTGTATAAAGTAAATAAAATATCAAAATAATTAAAAAAATGGATATTAATTTAAAATTATATATAGGTCTAAATCCGTTTGGATGTAATAATTTAAAAATCCCATATTTAAAAAAATTTTGATGAAAATTAAAATGTTCATAATAAATAGGTAATTTAATTATTTTAGTATGAATTACATCTGAATATTTTTGAAAATCAAATTCTGGATAATTACGAGTTAAACAACTATTATTCGAAATAGCAATCGAATTATAAAAATTCATATAATAATCCATTATTTCAGGTGATCCAAAAAAGAAAGTATCTAATAAAAATTTTTTTACAAAAAAAGTTATTCTTTGTAAAGTACTAAATAACTTATTAAAACTAGTTCCAATATATAATTCTTTTTTATTAATTTCAAAGTTTCGAAAATCAAATTTATTAAAAAATAATAAATCATATCTAGCTCTTATAATAATATCATATTTTATATTATTTTTCTCATAATATTTTTTACAAAGTAAATAAGACTCTTTGATTTTATACCACATATTTAAATTACTACAAGAACTTAATGATTTTACAACTTTAGAATCTACTGGTTTTAAAAGTGTCTTAACATTTTTAATGTCCTGTTCTTTCTCATTTTCATCATAAATTATAAAAACATCACATTTATCAAATTGATTAATTAAATTTGAAAAACTATGTAACGTTTTTGTATAATCTCTAAATTGTCCTGATATACAAATAGCAGCATGCATTTAATTTAATATTAATTAGATAATTTTTATAGATAATTTTTATAAACCAATTATCAAATAATACCAAAAAAATAAATATGAAAGAGATAATGAAAATTAAAAAAAAATGAATATTATTATTATTACCTAACATATTAATATAATACTATGCTAAGATTTACATTTTCACAAAAAATAGTAACCAATAGTGTTCTTTATAGAAGTTATCATGGACTAACTGGTGGACAAATCGTATATAAAAAACTTAAAGAAAATAATGTCAAAGATGTTTGGATATCAACAGGTGGTGCGGTTATGCCATTAGTAGATTCTTTTTATTCTGGAGATATAAACTATTATTTACCTTCACATGAACAATCAGGAGGTCATGCTGCTACTGGTTATGCAAAATCGTCTGGGAACCCGGGAATATCAATTGTTACTTCTGGACCAGGGTTTACCAATAGTTTAACACCATTAACTGATGCTATGAATGATGGTGTTCCAATGATTCTTTTCTCTGGACAGGTATCTCTGAAATCGATGAATACCCAGGCCTTTCAAGAATGTCCATCTGTTGATATGAGTAAACCAGTTACAAAGTGGTCTTATTGTGTTGATGATGTACACAAACTACCAGATGTTATTGATGAAGCGTTTATCGTAGCAACATCTGGAAAACCAGGCGCAGTACACATTGATTTACCAAAATGTGTAACATCAAGTACATTTTATCAAGATAAAGAAATTAAAAGAGATTATTATAATAACTATAAAACAAAAGATGAACTATCTCAAACAACTATTCAAAATTTAATAGATATAATTAATTTGGCAGAAAAACCAGTAATTATTGCAGGACAAGGGTGTAATAACTCTTATCAAGTATTAAGAGACTTTGTTATTAAATATAATATACCTATAACTACTACAATTCATGCCATGGGATGTTTTGATGAATTACATCCTTTATCACTTCAATTTTTGGGTATGCATGGAAATGCAGCAGCTAATTATGCAGTTCAGGATGCTGATTTAATTATTGCATTAGGAACAAGATTTGATGATAGAATTACAGGTAAAGTAGATACATTTGCACCTAAATGTTTTGAAGCATTTCAAAAAGGAAAAGGAGGTATTATTCATGTTAATATTAATAAATCTGAAATTAATTATGTAATAGATACACACTATAATTTTAATATGGATTGTGGTAATTTTTTAAACCAGATTAATTCTAAAATTAAAACAACTGAAAGAAATAAATGGCTTAATAAAATTAATAATTGGAAAAATAAATATCCTTTTAGTTACAAGAAATTATCTTATGGTATTAAGACTCAAGATGTTATTTCAGAAATTAATAATTCATTACTAAGAAATAATTTCAAAGATTATTTTGTTACAACAGGAGTAGGAAATCATCAAATGATGGCCGCACAATTTATTAAATGGAGATATCCAAAATCATATATTTCATCTGGAAGTTTGGGAACTATGGGAGTTGGATTACCTTATGCAATTGGGTGTCAAATTGCTAATCCTAATAATTTGGTAATAGATATTGACGGCGATGGATCTTTCAATCATAGTTTACATGAACTAAAAAGTGTTAATGACCATAATTTACCAATCAAAATTGCAATAATGAACGATGGAAAATTATCAATGGTAAAAGCTTGGGAAAAACTATTCTATAATGAAAGATATACTGCTACAGACTTGGGAAAAAATCCTAACTATGTAAAACTAGCTGAATCTTTTGGTATTAAAGGTATTCAATGTAACAATAAAAATGATTTACCAAAAGTTGTTGACTATTTTTTAAATTATGACGGACCTATATTATGTGATTTTAAAGTTGAAGGTGATTTATGTCTACCATTAGTAGCACCTGGGTCTTCAATTGATAACATGTTCTTATATGATAACGATAATTTAATTAAAAAAATGAAAATTTCGAATGTTTTGCCACCAGGATAAACTATTTTTCCTTTTGGTCTTCCAAATATATATTAGATAAACATCCTATTAGTTGTAAAAGCGAGTCGTTACCTTCATTTACTTTTATATAACTGAAACTTACTATATTAAATAATTTCATTTTCTTATGTTGTAAAATATTAAGATCACTATTTGGTTTTATTAGGTAGTCTAAAAATGTTAAAAGTATATCACTTGCATTATATCCATTTTTATAAAGTCTAGTTAATTCTAACAAACTTTCTTGAAATTTATTATTTAAACATAAATCTAGAATATTTCTAATATACACCGGTTTTGGTTTATCTAAAAGTTTATAAATATTTTCTATAGTTAAATCAGTATGAGTATATTTAATACATTCTAAATTATTTATTGATTTTCTTATATCTCTATCAGAAATAAAAATTAATTCATTAATAGATTCTTTTGTGTATTTAATACTTTCTTTTTTACAAATTTCTTTTAATTTATCATTAATAAAAGAATCTCTCAAACGTGGATAATTTATAATCATACATTTAGATTGAATACTTTCATTAACTTTAGTTGAATCATTGCAAATAAAAACAAATCTACAGTTTTTTTTATATTCTGCAATAATATTACTCAATAAATTCTGTGCTTTATTGGTAATACTATCTGCTTCATCTAATATAATAAGTTTTTCAGGACTATTAGTAATCTTTTGACAAAAAGGAATAATTGTATTGTTAATAATAGATAATCCTCTATCGTCAGAAGCATTTAGTTCTAACACATTTTCACTATATTCACGTGGATCGGTATATATATTTTTTGCTATAATAAGGATTGTAGAGGTTTTACCAGTCCCAGGTTCACCAGTTAATATCATATTAGGTATACATTTATGTTCAATAATTTTATAAATTTTTTCTAATAAAAAGCTATCCAATAGTATTTCATCAGTATTAGAAGGTCTATATTTTTCAATCCAAGGTAATTCTATATTATTATCAATAATTCTATTCATATTAATTAAATAGTTTTTTAATATCTAAATGATTTATTTAGATATTAAAAATAAAAAAACAAATGAAAAAGTTGAATTAATACACTTCACATAAGTTGCTTCTAAATTTGATGAACCTATTAAACAATAAGTTTATTATTTATTTTTTTCTACATTTTTCTCTACATACTTATCTAATTTTAGACTTCCACACGGACCACAATGATCTTCATTACTCCAATCAATTCTAGAGTTTACTTTTGAATCATATATTAAACCCCATCTTCCCAATTGGGTTGGTTTAGCTGACTTGCCAAAACCTCTTCTAACAATATTAAATATAACACTATTATTACATTTATTTATTACAAAATTTTTAAGATAATAAAACATTATATATAATTAGATTAATTTTATATAATATTAATAACAATTTTTTTAATCAACTAATGCATGTTCCAATACTTGGTCAATATGTTCAATCAAAATAACTTCAAAATTATCATCTTCTGGTGATAATCCTTCTCTTCTCATCCTTTCTAAATCTTCTTCATTTTCTTTAGGAATTAAAACTTTTGTTGCACCCGCACGTTTAGCTCCATTTAATTTTGCATCAACTCCGCCAATTGCAGTAATACGTTTGCATAAATCAATTTCACCTGTCATAGCAACCTTATTATTAACTCTTTTTCCAGTTAAAATGGAATAAATAGCCAATGTCATAGCTGCACCAGCAGATGGACCATCTTTTGGAGTAGCCGCTTCTGGTGTATGCACATGAATACCGAATCCCTTCTTATCGTGACCATCTTGTATCAACTTATCTTGTTCCTCTTGAGTTAATAAGGTAAAAGCAATCTTTTTCGCATACTCTACCGATTCCTTCATAACTTCTCCCTGTTTACCAGTCATTGATAATTCTAACATCTTATCAGCAGGATATTTCATAACTTGAATTAATGTCAACCCTCCAATTCCAGTAGTAGTTGCATATAAACCATTAACTAAGCCAACCCTTGGTTCATCTGCAATCTTCTTAACTCTAACTCTAGGTTTGTTTTCAAATAATAATTTGACATAATCTTCTGTTACTCTAAATGGAATTTCATATTTATCTTGGTCATAAAATCTATTCAAATTAACATCGCGAACTATTTCTTGAATTTTTTCTTTAATTTTACGAACACCCGCTTCATTAGTATATGTTTCAATTAAGAATCTAATAATTTGTTCAGACATGTCAATCTCATTAGCGCTAAATCCAACTTCTTTTAATATTTCTGGTAACATATAATTTTGAATAATATGAACCTTTTCTGGAATAGTTAATGGATTAGTTTCAATAATAGTAATTCTATCTCTTAAAATTGGGTCAATCAATGACACATCATTGAAGGAGAAAACAATTAATGCTTTTGATAAATCTAATTTAATTCCTGCAAAATATTTATCTTCAAATTCATCATTTTGAGTTCCATCTGTCAAATGAGTTAAAATAGAAATTATTTCTCTACCATGTTCTGTTTGTGATACCTTGTCTATTTCATCTATAAAGATAATAGGATTCATACACTTGCTACTAATCAAAACATCTACTATTCTACCCCAAGTTGAACCTACATAAGTAAAATTATGACCAACCAACGTGGAACCATTAACAGACCCACCAACTGGTAAGAAAACAAAAGGTCTGGATTTACCATTTTTATCAAGTAAACATTTTGATAATCCATTTTTAGCTAATGATGTCTTACCAGTACCAGGAGGACCTTGTAAGCCTAAAACAGCTCCTTTTGCCTCACCATTAATCCATTGAGCAAAAATTCTTTCAAGTTGTGTTTTCGCTTCAGTATGACCATATACAGCATCGTCCAATTTTAAACGAACATTTTTTAAATATGATACTCTATCAGTTAAATATTCATTCCATTCATTGGCTATTTTTGGTTCTTTCTCTTTTATTTTATCTAAGAATTTAGATATTTTAAAATCCGAATACAAGTCCTCATCTGGATATTGTAACTTTATTCTTTTAGTAAAGTCAGATTTAAATTCTAAAATATCATTCTTACTGAATGAACCAAAAGGTATCTTTAATAATCCATCTAACCATGATTGAGCTTTATTATCACCTTGAAAATTATTTTTTATAGATTTAAGTTTTTCCATTGCTTTTGTTTTAACATCTTCGTCCGTTTTCATTAAAGAAATTCTCCTTTCATATGGAATATCAGAACTTGATAGTTTATCTAATTTATCTTCATCTTCTTCTACTAATTTTTGAGAACTTTCTAATAATTCACGAATACTATAATGTAAAGATTCATAAATTTCTCCTGCTATATTCTTCTTATCTTTGCTCTTCAAAACATCGTATAAGACATATGCTAATTTTTGGTCATCCTCATTACTCATCAATAGTAAAGTTAAAATATCTACCTTCCTATATTTACTAGCTAGTAAAAATTCATTTATTAACGATAATAATGGTTTTCCTTGTATTCCCTTAAAATCATGAAATTTTTTCTTTAAATCATCACATAATTCAGTAGCAGTACAAACAATTAAATCTCTAAGATTTATAATCTTAAGATAATTATTTTTAAATGTTTTAGGAACATCATATAAGTTATAAGACATTGCCGATTTATGTTCTTTATATTTATCATCTACAAATGGAATATTTCTTGAAATATTCAATACATCATCTTTAAAAATACCTTGAATTACTAAAAATTTTGTACCTAGTTTTAAATATACACACGCTCCAAATTTATCCTCAAAAAGACTTGCAGACTTTGAATTCTTTGTAATCTTAATATTATCTCTATCTAATATTCCAATACATTCTATCTTATTAAATTCATTATCGCGATGTCTTCCTTTTTTTGGCGAAGTTTGAATTAAATCATTTATACTTTTGAGAAAAGCAGGCATACTATTATCACCTACAATAATTGATGATACCTTATTATTTCCACCTCCAAGTAATGATTCTAACAAATCTTTTGCCATAATAGCATTTTTCTTTTTCGGGTCTGTCTTATTTGGAAAAGGAATTTCTTCCTTATGTTCATCAGAGTCCCAAATACATATAGGTTTAAAAAATCGAGTTACAAATAGTATTTTATCCATTTCCGATTCATCATAATTATCAACCCATGATTTACCACCAAATAATTCAAGAATATAATTAAAATTTTCAAAAGAAATATGGTTACAATATTTAAGTAGCATTTT